AGTTACGCAAGCAAGTGGCGCGGGTAAAATTGTCCAAACTGGTTACGAATCAACAATTAATGGTTCTCCGTTGTCTATTCAGAGGATAGAAATCCAATTTAAGGATGGGAAGCAAACATGACAAATTACACTCAAAGCACTAACTTTGCCACTAAGGATGCGCTTACGTCTGGCGATCCTTTGAAGATTGTCAAAGGTACAGAGATCAATACCGAGTTTGCCAATATTGCTATCGCGGTGGCAACCAAGGCAGATACGGCAAGCCCTACGTTTACGGGTACTCCATCACTTCCAACTGGTACTACTGGGGTCACACAAAGTTTTGGAACTAGCAGTACGTTATTAGCAACCACTGCCTTTGTGCAGGCAGCATTCCAGATATTGCATCCAGTTGGTTCGATCTACATCAATGCTACCAACGCAACTAACCCTGGTACTTTGCTTGGTTTTGGTACTTGGACAGCGTTTGGTGCTGGGCGTGTACCAGTAGGTTTTAATTCTGCAAATGCTTTATTTGATACTGCTGAAGAAACAGGCGGTAGTGCTGATGCAATTACTGTTAGTCACAATCATACGGCGACTGTCACAGACCCAACACACACTCATTCATTTAGTGCTGACCAGCAAGTAAACCCAGGTAGTTTATATGGCGGTGGCCCTGTTGGTACTACTAGCACAACCACTACATCTGGGGCATCCACCGGCATCAGTGTATCAATCGGCACAACGGGTTCCACTGGCACAAACGCTAACTACCAGCCCTACATAACTGTATATATGTGGAAGCGCACGGCATGATTACTCACCACTTTAGCGATGGTTTGTACGCAAAAGAAGCTAGGTTTCCAGCAGGCATAGCCATCCTAAAGCATACGCACGAGTTTAGCCATTTATCTATTTTGGCTGAAGGTAAGGTTGCTGTGTTGCGTGGTACTGAGATTGATATTGTGACTGCGCCAGCTTGCATTGAAATTAAGGCTGGGGTAACGCACGGCGTTAAAGCTATTACTGATTGCGTTTGGTTTTGTATTCACGCCACTGACGAAAAAGACCCGTCAAAAGTGGATGAAATTTTGATTAAAGGGGAATAATATGCCTTTCATTATTGCTGGGGCTGGTTTACTTGGCGGGTATCTGCAAGGTGAATCAAATAAAAGTGCTGCTAATACGCAGGCCGCTGCACAGCAACGAGCCGCTGAAGCAGCCGCACAAGAAGCCCGTTTTCGGCCTGTTGGCGTAACTACTAGGTTCGGTTCATCTCAGTTCACTACAGGCCCAGATGGGCGCGTTAGCGGGGCTGGGTACACCTTATCGCCTGAGATGCTGGCGATGCAAAATCGTTTCATGGGGTTGGCTGGTCAAGGGTTGACGCAGGCAGAGGGAGCGCAACAGCAGTTCGCGCCATTGATGCAGGGAGGCCAAGGTTTATTTAATCTTGGTTCGCAATACCTGGCTCAGTCGCCACAGCAGGCCGCGCAACAGTACATGGCATCACAGCAAGATTTGCTTGCTCCGAGCCGCGAACGTCAGATGTCTCAGTTGCAGAACACTTTGTTTCAGCAAGGCCGTGGCGGGTTAAGCGTTGGCGCAACTGGTGCGCGTCCTAGCGGTGCGGCTGGCCTTGGTGCTACCACTCCAGAGATGGAAGCGTACTACAACGCAATGGCGCAGCAGGATGCTGCATTGGCAGCGCAGGCAGATCAAGCAGGCCAGCAACGCGCACTCTTTGGCGCTGGTTTGCTTGGCACTGGTGGCAACTTGATTACGCAAGGCTATCAGGGCCAGGTGGGTGCTTTGTCGCCTTACCAAGCGTACCTACAAGGCGCTACGGGGCTGGAGTCATTGGGAGAACAAACCCTTAATACCGGCATCAATATTGGCGCTAAAGGAATGAGTCCTAGCGCGGCAGATGCGATGTTTCGAGGTAATATGCCTACACAGCAGTCGTTCCAAGCTAATGCCTACAACCCGTTTGCTACTGCTTTGGTGCAAGGAAGTCAGAATCCTCAATTAACAAATAGCATATCAAATCTATTTGGTAGTGGTAGAAGCCCTGGATTTGTTGATTACGTTAACACTGGTAATACCGCAAATCTTTCTCCGTACTATCAAAACCGCTTAAGCAGTACGTTTGGAACATAGGAGTAATCATGGCAGAAATAGTACAAACCCTCTTTGGTGTTAGCCCTGAGTCCTACCAGCAGCAGCAAGCTGCTTTAGCTGACCAGCGAGCATTACAGTACGCCAAGCTAGACCCGTTCCAGCAAGCAAATTACGCTATTGGTCGCGGTGCTTATGGCTTGGCTGGTGCGATAGGTGGTGCGCTTGGAGGCCAAGACCCTGAGTTGCAGCGCGTCACAATGCGTCAGCAGATAGCAGGACAGATTAACCCAAATGATCCTGCGTCCATTGAGCGCGGCATTGTCGCTTTATCGCAAGGTGGCGATCCAGAAGGCGCATTCATGCTGCAAGCCGAGTACCGCAAGATGCAAGAAAGCGGCGCATTAATCGGTCAGCGTGAAGCGGCTGGGAAAGCGTCATTGGCTCAAGCAGGCCGCGAACGCCAGCAAAGCATTCCAAACGATATTCAATTGGCGCGTGAGATTGCAAATTTGCAAGAAAAAGTAAGTCAGTTAACAGGTTTACCTGCAAGCCCAGAACGTGACGAGGCATTAAGACTCGCATCTGGGCAACTTGCTCAATTGGAAAGATTAACGGCTAAAGCTGAGTCAAAAAAGCCAACTACCAATGAATTGACAAATGCTGAAAATATTGCTTTGTTAGATGGCCCTGTTGGGTCGCCTGCGTACAACGCCAAGTTTATGGCTGAGTACAACCGTTTAACTGCGCCTAAAGAGGCTAAAGAGCCACGTTTTGGTGACGCTGCTGAACGGTATGCAAAATCCATGTTTAAAGGTAAAACCTACAACGAATTAACGGACGCTGAAGCGGAAATAGTTAACAAGCGTGTAGATGCTGAAGCAGCATCAAAAGCAACAAAGGTTTCAGTTAATTTGTCTGATCCAACTGCTACCGCAAAAGCAAGTCTTGACGTAATGAATAAGTGGGAACAGGTCATAAAACCAGATGTTGAAGTTGCAGGAAGATTTAGAGCGTTGACATCCTCTGTAGCATTAGCGCAAGCTGGAAATCCATCTGCTGATGGTGCAACTATCTTTAACATTGGAAAAATTTACGATCCATCTGGAGCAGTTCAAGAGGGTGATAAAAACACAATTTTGGGCAATCCATCTATACCACAAAAAGTCAAAGCATTAGCACAACGTGTATTTGAAGGCGGTAGTCTTACACCAGAACAGCGTTCTGACTTACTTAAAATTGGTAGTGAACTTGTTAAAAACAAAGAAAACCAATTAAAGAGATACCAAAAACAATACATTAAAAAGAATACTGCACTTGGCGGCGAGGAAGCAGATATTTTCAATCCGTATGAAGGAGTGGTAATACAGGAAATTCCTAGCGGAGCAAGTTTGATACCTTCTGATGCTACAGGTGCTAAGTCAAAAGTAGGCCCAGCAATTCCTGCTGCTCCAATGGCTCCAGCTAAACAAGTAAAGAAACCTAGCGGTACACCTGGTGCTGTAAGTTGGAAAGACCTATAAATTAAGGGTTTATCATGGATATTGAACTTCCAAATGGTGTAGTGATAAAGGATATTCCAGAGGGAACATCCAAAGAACAAATCATGCAAAAGGCTATTAAAAATGGCCTAGCTACTGCTGAAGATTTCCAAATGGGCAGCGCACTTGTTCAGGATTTCAGTTTAGGCCAGCAACAACAGGTTGCTCAACCGATGCCTTATAAACCTCCTAGCATGGGGGATAAATTGGTAGGGGCTGGAGAAACTGCGCTAACGCTTTTAACTGGCGCTACTGGTGGCCTTTTTGGTACTGTTGGAGGTGGCTTAACTGGTGCTTATGAAGAAGCGCAAGCAGGCCGTTTTGGTACGCCAGAGGCCGCAAAAAGGATTGAGCAACGAGCAGCACTTGGTGCTCAACGCTATACCTACGAGCCTAGAACTCAGGCATCACAAGAGCAACTGCAATCTATTGGAAGTCTTTTGCAGATGGTTCCACCGCAACCAGGTATAGCGCCTGGTATGTTCTCTGCACAAAGGCCAACGCTTAGACAAGGCGCTAATATTGTTCGTGGTGCTTTTGAAGAAGCCCCAATGCTATCTAGGGTAGAGCCTACTATGGGTGCAAGTGCAGGCGCGGCTGCTGCATCAATGCCTTTGGTGCGTGAAACTACCGCTACGGCATTGCCTGTACCAGTAACGCTAACAAGGGGTGCAAGAACCCGTGATGCAGCACAGTTGGCATTTGAAAAAGAGCAAATGAAAGGTGAATTTGGAGCGCCTTTACGCGAAAGAATTGAGCAAAACAACCTTGAAATTCTGAAAAACTTTGATGTATTACTTGAAGAAACTGGTGCTCAAGTAGCGCAAGCTGGCCCTGCTGCCACAGGTAATAAAGTAATAGATGCCTTATCTCAGGGATGGAAAGGTGCTAAAGCCAAAACTAGGGCTGCTTACACCAAGGCAAAAAATGCTGGTGAGTTGCAAGCCCCAGTAGCATTAGACTCATTGGCAGATTACATAAATGAAAATATGCCAGAGGCATCAGTAGCGCCAGTTTTGAATCTTGCAAAGAACAAAGGAATTCAGTTAGGTGTTTTGGAGCAACTTGAGGATGGTAGTGTTAGAGCATTGCCTGCTGATCTAAGAACAACAGAATTACTGCGCCGGTCAATTGGAAACACAATAGGCACTGATCCTACCAATCAATTATTTGGCGGGAAACTGAAAGAAGTAATTGATATTTCAACAGAAGGACTTGGCGGCGATCTTTACAAAGAGGCAAGGACATTGCGTAATCAACAAGCTAGGAAGTTTGAAGGCCGTGCCGTTGTTGCTAATTTGCTGACAAAAGTAAAAGGTAAAGATGATCCTAAAATTGAAGCAAGTGAAGTTTTCAAAAAGTCTATTCTTAATGGTAGCCCAGAAGAAATAACTTTCTTGAAACGTGTTTTGTTCACTAGCGGTAAGGATGGTCAAACCGCATGGAATGAAGTACAAGGTTCAACCATGAAACACATTGTTGATGAAGCAACAGGTGGGATTGCAACTGACTCTATGGGAAACAGAATTGTTTCTCCAGCAAAACTCAATGCGGCAATTACAGAGTTAGATAAAAATGGCAGACTTGATATTGTTTTAGGTAAAGATAAGGCGCAAACAGTACGCGACTTGAATGAAGTTCTTCAGTATATACAGACAGTTCCACCAGGTACTTTAGTAAATTCATCTGGTACGGCTGGAATGCTTATGGCTGCAATTACTGAAGCTGGTCTTACAGGATATTTAACCGGCTTACCAGTGCCTGTTCTTTCTGGAATTAGGGTTGCTAATCAGTATGTAAAAGATAGAAAACTCAAGGCACGAATTGAAAACGCTTTAAGCACAAAGGACTAACCCATGCTCACTATCCTCTCAACCCTCATTAGCTTTTTGATGGGCGGCTTGCCCAAGTTGCTGGATTTCTTTCAAAACCGGCAGGATAAAAAGCACGAACTGGCGCTAGCCCAGATGCAGATTCAGCGCGAATTGGAGTTACGCAAGGCAGGCTTTGAGGCGCAGGAAAGGGTTGAGCAGATACATACTGAGCAGTTGGAGATAGAAACCAAGGCCAAGGCAAGCGAGAACCTGGTTAACGCTCAAGTTGCTGAAATGCAGGCCATCTACGCGCATGATGAATCGCTAAATGACGGTACATCACAATGGATGAAGAACTTACGCGCTGGTGTGCGTTCATTCATCACGCTAGGATTCTTCTTCCTGCTGGTGTTCGTGGACGTTGGCTTATTTGTCTACGGCTGGAACCGTGGAATCGAGTTCCCGCAACTGGCTGAGAAACTGTGGGACAGCAATACCCAGGCGCTGTTTGCCTCCATCATTGCATTCCACTTTGGCGGTAGAGCCTTTGGCAAATGATCTGGACATTGGTGCTGATCTCTGGCATCAATATGAACAGCATTCTGGTAGTGGGCTACTTTGAAATGGAATCTGCCTGCCAAAAGGCAGCTAAAGAATGGCGTGAACTGGGGTACAAAGTAGGGTGCGTACAAAGCATGGTGAAGAAATGAAAGTATCAGACAAAGCACTTGAGATGATTAAGCACCATGAAGGCACTAGGATGCGTCCGTACCGCTGTCCCGCTTTGCTTTGGACTGTGGGCGTGGGCCATGTACTCTATTCAGAGCAAGGCCGGTTAAAGCTAGACGAGCGTATGGCGTTTGCGTTACGTCCAGAGGATGATCGTAAGTTCAGTATGGAGGAAGTTGATGGAATTCTTGCAGCAGACCTTTACCGTTTTGAGCGCGGAGTGGAACAGTTCTGCCCTGTCCCTCTTACACAAGGTCAGTTTGATGGGCTTGTTAGCTTCTCTTTTAATGTGGGCCTTGGGACACTCCAGCGTAGTACGCTTCGCCAGAAACTGCTTCGCGGCGACAAGGCAGGCGCTGCTGAAGAACTCTTAAAGTATTGCATGGCGGCAGGCAAGATTCTCAAAGGCTTGCAGAATCGGCGTATTGATGAACGTGCGTTGTTTTTATCGTGAAACAAAAATAGGTTATAAACCAAGGATTAACTCTTTGGGGTCTATATGGCACAAGAATCGTGTTCTGATACTGATTTTATTGCACTGTGGAATGAACACAAATCAGCAAAAAATCTATCTGAAATTCTTAATATTACAGAGCGCAGAGTTTTAGCAAGACGTAGAAGTTTAGAAAAGCGTAAAGATATTAATCTTCATTCTAGTGATCCCAAGGGGATAAAGTACCAGAAGGATTACGCCACAGTTCCGCACAATGTCCGTACAAATCTTGGCCTTCTTAACGGCATAGTAATCGTCTTTAGTGACGCTCACTTCTGGCCTGGTATTCGGTCTACTGCCTTTCAAGGACTACTTTGGGCTATTGAAGAGTTCAAGCCCAGAGCAGTTATCAA